AAAAAATTTTTTTCGAAGCCTCTGGGAACCGGTGAAGGGAACTTTTTCCAAGTCGGGGGCCTTCAAATAAAAAGGGGGTAAAAACTAAGCGATTTTGACGGAAGGAGGTAGTTTTTGGCTAAACCAATTACAGCGAAGTCGATTAAGTCAAAAGTGGTCAAGCAGATGAAAGACTTGGGCACTTATCGTAAAGAGTTTGAAATGATCATTGACATCTTTGCAGGTATGCTATATCAGTATCAGAAACTTGCTCAAGATTATGCTGACATGGGTTATCCAGTAACAGATACCTACGTCAATAAGGCTGGTGCCGAGAATGAGCGCAAAGTTCCAATCTTGACAGCTATGGAAATTTTGAGGAAAGACATTCTCAGCTACTCTAATCAGTTGATGATGAATCCGAAATCTCTCGGTGAGGTGGTTGAACAAGAAGGAGAGTCACCTTTAGCGGAAGTCTTGAAGTTCAAGAATGAAATCAAGAAGAAAAGAGTAAGCGGAAATGGGTAATCTTGATAAAGCGAAAGAATACGCTCAACACGTCTTAACTCATCAAGAAGAACATTGCGAGGAGAACATTCTTGCTGCTGAACGTTTTTTCCGTGATTTAGAAAATCCAGCGTTTGAGATGGATGAGGATATGGTGGATTTTGTTATTCACTTTATCGAGAACGTAATAGTTCACCAACAGGGCGATGATATGTTTGCGGTGTCTATCCGTAACAAGCCATTACTCTTGCAACCCTGGCAACACTTTGTGGTTGTTAATCTATTTGGATTTTACTACAAAGGGTCAAACGAGCGCAGGTTCAAAGAAGCGCTTATTATGCTTGCTCGGAAGAATGGGAAGACCTCGTTTACTGCTGCAATCGCACTTGCTTATCAGGTATTAGACACGGATAGCGGTTCAAAATGCTACATCGTTGCTAACTCAGTCAAGCAAGCGATGGAAGCTTTTGGTTTTTTAAGGTTCAATGTTGAGCGTTGGAATGACAAGAATATTCGTATCAAGGATAATAACCAAGAACATTCCATCACTGCTAATTTTGGTGATGAGGGTTCTTTCTTTATCCAAGCTCTAGCGAATGATGAGAGTCGTTTGGACTCTCTGAACGGGAATGTTATCATCTTGGACGAAGCTCATACTATGCGAAACAGTAAGAAGCATGGTCTTATGAAAAAAACAATGTCAGCATACCGAAACAGTATGCTTTTTGTTATCTCTACGGCCGGTGATATTCCTACTGGGTTCCTTGCTAACCGTCTGAAATACTGTCAAAAGGTGCTTAAGCAATTAGTTACTGATGATTCATTCTTTATCTTCATCTGCAAGGCTAATCAATCTGCTGATGGTGATGTAGTGGATTATCTGGACGAGAACATCCTCAAGATGGCTAATCCGTCGTGGGGTGTCACTGTTTCGCTCAAGGCTCTCAAGGAAGAAGCAGAGCAGGCTATGAATGATCCTCAGACTCGAAACGAGTTTTTCAATAAGACCTTGAATATCTTTACAAACTCTATGAATGCTTATTTCAATCCTGATGAGTTTATTGCGTCGGATAGTTGCTACGATTGGAGTTTAGAAGAGCTGGCACGCTTGCCGATTCGTTGGTATGGCGGTGCAGACTTGTCAAGATTGCATGACTTAACAGCTGCTGCTCTCTACGGTGTCTATAATGATGGTGAGAAAGATGTTGATATCTGTATCACACACGCTTTCTTTCCTCGGATTAATGCTCAGAAGAAGGCTAACGATGATGGAATTCCACTTTTTGGCTGGCAGTCTGATGGTTGGTTGACGATGAGCAACACTCCTACAGTTCTCTATGACGATATCGTCAAATGGTTCATCAGTATGCGTGAGCGTGGATTTAAAATCCAAGCTGTGGGAATGGATAGAAAGTTTGGTCGTGAGTTTTTGGCTAAGATGAAAAAGGCTAAGTTCAAGATGATTGACCAACCTCAGTTGTTCTATCTGAAATCCGAAGGGTTCAGGCGGATTGAGTTCAAAGTAAAGAATAAGGAATTTTACTATCTTCACTCTGACGCTTATGAATATTGTGTGAGCAACGTTAGAGCGATTGAAAAGGTGGATGACGCTGTGCAATATGAAAAATTAGACGGAGACGGTGGTACTGCAAGGATTGACTTGTTTGATGCCAGCGTCTTTGCTTGTATTCAGGCTCTTGCTAATCTTGGTAAGGGTGGCGATGTGATGAGATTCTTTGATTAGGTGACTTATGAATGAAATAGTTTTATCAGAACATGAGATTAATGTGCTAATTAATAAAGGGCGAGTTAAAGTAATTTTAAACGGGGAAGAAGTAGTCGTTCGTCAAAGCTATACGAAAGATTTGAGGGCTGAAACAGTTAACTGGGATAAACAAATAGTTGATATCAGTCAGAATATCGTAAGAAACAAACACTTTGATTCACTTCTTCAAAATACTTTTCGCTAGAAAGGAGGTGAGGAAACATGGGTATTTTTGAAAAGATTTGGAAACGAAACAAGCCAAGTAAACCAATCAACATGCTGAGTCATTCAGATTTAGGGTTGTCAAACCTGATGGATTCGTATGTACCTTTGGCCAGAAATCCAGATGTGGTGACAGCGGTTAATAAGATTGCTGATTTGGTCTCTAATATGACTATCCACCTGATGGAGAATACAGATAAAGGTGATATCAGAATTCGTGACGGACTGGCTAGAAAGATTGACATCAATCCATGTGAACACATGACAAGGAAGTCATGGATTTTCAAGATTGTGCGTGATTTGCTTTTATATGGAGATGGGAATTCTGTCCTACATGTGGAATATGAGCCTGTTACGGATTATATTTCTAATCTAAGACCATTTCCGATGAGAGAAGTTTCGTTCCAAACCGATAAGGATTCCTATGTAATCTCATTTAGGGGTGAAGAGTATTCCCCTGATGAAGTAGTCCACTTTGTCATCAATCCAGATCCAGATATTCCATACATTGGTACTGGTTTTAGGGTGACGTTGACAGATGTGGTTCAAAGTTTGAACATGGCTACTAAGACTAAAAAAAGCTTCATGAACGGTAAGAACATTCCTAGTCTTATCGTCAAGGTTGACTCGTCTAGTGCTGAACTAGACTCGGAGCAAGGGCGTGAGCGTATCGCTGAGAAGTATTTAAGTACTAGCAGGGTCGGCGCTCCATGGATTGTTCCAGAGGCATTGCTGGACATTCAACAGGTAAAGCCGCTTAGTCTAACGGACATCGCTTTAAACGAGTCTGTGGAATTAGATAAAAGAACAGTTGCAGGTCTATTAGGAGTACCTGCTTTTATTTTGGGCGTGGGAGAGTTCAACAAGACAGAGTATAACAACTTTGTAAATACGACTGTCATGAGTATCGCTACCACTATTACTCAAACACTAACCAGAGACTTACTTTTGTCTAGTAATCGTTACTTCAAGCTAAATCCTCGCTCACTCTTCTCTTACAACATTACAGAGTTGTCTGAGGTTGCACGTCAAATGACAAACAGTACTGCAATGCGTCGTAATGAGTGGAGAGATTGGCTTGGTATGGCTCCTGATCCTGAGATGGAAGAGTTGATTGTCCTTGAGAACTTTATCCCTCAAGAGAAGATAGGAGATCAAAATAAATTGAAAGGAGGTGAGGAAGAGAATGCAGAAACGGAATAGTTATCGTGCCACTCAATTTCAAACGAGAGAAGAAGACTCTGGTGATTTGATTTTGAGTGGCTACTTTATCAAGTTTGACGAGGAGACGGAATTGTGGCCAGGCTACTGTGAAGTTATCAAGCGTGCTGGAGTTGAGAAAGCTATCAAAGACGCTGATATCAGAGCTTTATTTAACCACGATGATAGTCTTGTTCTCGGTCGAACAGGTAACGGAACTCTGACACTGGGTGTTGATGATGTTGGTCTTTTTGGAGACATCATCATTAACAAGGATGATCCTCAAGCTGTTGGAGCCTATGCCCGTGTTAAGCGTGGAGATGTTATCGGATGTAGCTTTGGCTTTATCCCGATAAAAATCGAAACAGAGGAACGTGAAGATGGTTCGTATCTGGACACTGTCTTAGAACTAGAAATCTTTGAAGTGAGCCCATGTACTTTCCCAGCCTATCCACAAACGGAAATTGCTGCACGACAAAAAGACTTTGAAAGTCAGAGCCGTGCGAATCGTGAAGCGCTAGACAAGCGCAAGAAAGAAATTAAGGAGAAATTTAAGCTATGAATAAGGCATTAATCTTTGGTGCTCGTATGCGAGCAAAAGCAACTAAGGTAGTTGAGTTGGAAGAAACTATCGAAGAATTGAACAAACGTTCGGTTGTTGAGTTAGAAAAGTTGGATCGTGCTGAAACTGATGAAGAAGTTTCAGCAGTTGAAAAGACTGTGGATGATCTTCAAAAGGAAATTGAAGAAAAAGAAGCTGAAAAAGCGCAGTTGGAAAAAGAAATCGATGAGTTGGAAAAACAAATCGAGGAGCAAAATCGTAAAGCACCAACTTACCCAAGTAAAGAAAAGCGTGGAGGACAGAAATTGGAACAACGTGAAGCATTTAACCACTACCTTCGAACAAAAGAAGTGCGTGCTGATGGTCTCAAATCTGCTGAAGGGGAAGCAATCATTCCTGTTGAATTGATGACACCTAAAGAAGCGAAACAAGACAAGACAGATTTGACTTCATTGGTCAACATCGTTAATGTCAAGAACGCAAGCGGTAAATGGGCAGTTGTTAAATTGACTGACCAAACAATGAACACCGTTGAAGAGTTGGAAGAAAACCCTGAATTGGCTAAACCAACTTTCACAAAAGTGAACTATGAAATCAAGACACGTCGTGGACATTTGCCAGTGTCTCAAGAATTGATTGATGATGCTGACTACGATGTGATGGGATTGGTTGCTAAACAAGCTAAGAACCAAGAACGTATTACCAAGAACAAAGAAATTGCTAAGGTACTCAAGACCGCTACAGCTAAAAGCGCAGCTGGTTTGGACGGCTTGAAAGATATTCTCAACGTGGAATTGAAACCGTACTACGATGCAACTATTGTATGTACCCAATCTATGTTTGCCGCTCTTGATAAAATCAAGGACAAGGACGGTCGCTACATGCTTCAAACAGATATCACATCTCCAACTGGCTACAAGTTCGCTGGTCGTGTAATCGATGTTTATCCTGATGATATTATTGGGGATGCCAAAGGTGAAATGAAAGCCTTTATCGGTGATGTTGGAGAGTTTGCGACATTGTTTGACCGTGCGCAGACAACTGTCAAATGGCAAGATGATAAAATCTACGGTCAATACTTAGGAACTGCAAACCGTTTCGATGTTAAGAAAGTGGATGAAGCAGCAGGCTTCTATGTAACTTACACTGACGCTGCAGGGTAAGGAGGTAGCTGATGGCTTATCAAGTAATCCGTCCTTTTAAGGATTTGAGAGACCCTCAACAATATGAATATCAAATCGGGGATATTTATCCCCGAAAAGGATATAGGAGCAATAAGACCTTCATTCAAGAGTTGTTAGATGGGTCAAATAGCGCAGGATCTATTTTCTTGACTAAAATCGATGATGACGATATTTCCGAAGGAGAAGCAGAACCTCAAGAACCCGAAGAGGAAGATGAGGAGTAGTTATGGACAATGCTCAATTACTAGAATTACTAAAACTAAAATTGGGTATAGCAACAAAGCTACGTGATAAGCCTTTGAATAAAATCATCGAAGCTGTCATAACTGAACTGGAAGATAATTTGGGAGTTTCGCTTGAATTAGAAAACGCTGAACACCAAATGTTTGTAGTTGATTTTGCAGCCTTTCGCTATGAGGGTGGGGTGGATATGCCACGCCACCTTTTATGGCGATTGCATAATTTGAAATTGAGGTAAGTCATGGCATGGAACAATGAGATTACATTGATCTCAAGGGTCAAAACAGGATTAGATAAATTGCACCAACCTCTATTTGAGGAAAAGCGATTGACTATTTTGTGTCGTAAGCGTTCCATAACTCGTTCTGAATTTTATCAGGCTAGTCAGGTTGGACTTAGACCAAGCCTCATCCTTGATATTCATAGCTTTGAATATAACAACGAGGAAGAGGCGGAATTTAATGGGAAACGGTATCGTATTCTCAAAACATTTCCGATTGGCTTAGAGATTCTGGAGCTGACCTTGATGGAGGAATTGCCATGAGTGTAACAGGTGACCTTTCAGCAGAAATCGCTAAAGCACTGAGTGAGTATTCTAGTGAGTTAGAAGATGAGATTGACGCTATTGCGCAAGAGTTAGGTGATGAAGCTGTTGCGACTTTGAAGACGACAAGTCCAAAGAATAAAGGGAAGTATGCGAGAGGATGGCGCCTCAAGAAAAACGCCAAAGGCTCATACGTAATCCATAATGCTACAAGCTACCAATTGACACACCTGCTTGAAAATGACCATGTCTTAAGAAATGGAGGACGCAGTCGTGCTATCCCTCACATCAAACCTGTAGAAGAAAAGCTAATCAATTCCTTTGAACGGAAAGTAAAGGAGGCTATCCAAAAATGAAATTATCTGACCTTGTCGATATTCTAAGTCAAGCGAATCTACCTATAGCCTATCGTGCGTTTGAAAATGGACACGTTCCTCAAACACCTTACCTTATCTACTTTGAATCACATCCAGATATCAAGAGAGCAGACGACGAACAGAAATACCAGATTAAATCTGTGACTGTAGAGCTTATCTTTGAACGTAAAGACGAAGATTTGGAAGAATCCTTGGAAGAGTTGTTGTCTAAACATCAACTTGTTTTTGAGGTATCAGAAGAAAGCTATATCCCAACAGAAAGGCTATCTGTCAAGCCTTATACTGTTTATTTGTACTAAAGGAGAAGAAGATGACAAAAACAGAAAATACAGTAACCTATGGATTGAAAAACGTGCATATCGCACCAATCGAAAGTATCAACAGTGAGACAAAAGTCATTAGCTACGGGCAAATTTTCCGTTTCCCTGGAGCTATGAACTTGGAGTTAGAGCCAAAAGGAGAATCGAAAGCAATCCAAGCAGACGACGTGGACTACCACTTCATGAACTCAAATGAAGGGTATGAAGGAAAATTGAAAGTACCGCATATCACGGAAGAGTTTGCGACGAAAATCCTAGGAGAAATCAAGGACGAACAAACAGGAGTATTGACTGAAAAAGGCGATGCTTCCACTAAACCGTTTGCAATTATGTTTGAATTTTCAGGAGATAAAAATAAGACTCGTTACGTTATCTACTACTGCTCTGCTAGTCGTCCATCAAACGGCTCTGGTACTAAGAGTGGAACAACTGTCAATGAACGCGAACTTAGCTTTAAGGGTTCACCACGTCCGCTTGATAGCGTCGTGAAACGTTCTATTACGTCAGCTGACAAAAAAGAAGTGTATGACGCTTGGTTTACTAGCGTTTACGAACCAACATCTTTAGGATAAGGAGTAAAGAATGCGTCGAAGTATTAAAATCAGCAACAAGCGCTATGAGCTTGCAACAAATGCCTATACTCCAATCGCTTACAAGAACGAGTTTGGGCAGGATTTTTTCAAGGACCTTCTTGGGCTTTTGAAAAATAAGCAATTGGTAGCTCAATTGAACCAATTAGAAAAAGGTAATGATTTGGTAGCGGAAAGCGTCGATCTATCTCTTTTAGAAGATTTTGACATTACCTTTTTCTATCGTCTATTTTGGGTATTTGCTAAATCTGGCAATCCTAAAATTAAACCGTTTGATGATTTCTTTATGGAAATGGAAGAGTTTCCTCTTGACGAAGTTTGTCCGCTAATGATGGAAATGTTGAATACGGTACTGCAAACAAAAAAGAAACAGACACATCAGAAACAGCAAGCGAAGAAGCCTTCACGGTAGAATCCTATCTATCTTGTTGCAAGGAAACTGGCTTATCTATCGATGATCTTAAGCACATTTCTATTGGAATGGCTTTAGATTATCAGACAGATTATGTCAATTTGCGTAGCGAAAATAAAACGGGTAGTCGGAAGGCTACTCAAGCTGATTTTGATGCGTTTTAGAGAAAAAGCGAGTGCTGAGAGAGCGATTGTAAGGACAAGTTCCTTGAGTTGACTAGTATTCTGGTCATAGAAAACCTCTCAGCGCTCCTTATTTTAAAAGAAAGGAGGAAATATGGCAGGAAATATCAAAGGGATAAAAATTGAAATCGACGGCGATACCCAGCCCTTGCAGAAAGCGTTAAAAGGTGTCAATCAAGAGTCTGCTAACGCAACAAAAGAGCTGAAACAAATTGATAATGCTTTAAAGTTTGATACTGGGAATGTTACCTTACTAACCCAAAAGCAAGAAGTCTTACAGAAGCAAGTTGGAACCACTCGGGAAAAACTAGAAACCTTAAGACAAGCTCAATCTCAAGTTGAGGAGCAGTTTAAAAAAGGAGATATTGGCGCAGATCAGTATCGTGCTTTCCAGCGTGAAGTAGAAGTGACTCAAAATGTCCTAAAAGGATACGAGGGAAAACTAGCTAGTGTCAATCAGGCTCTTGAGGGTAATGGGAATGCAACCAAGAACAACCAAACCCAACTGAAAGAATTGCAGAATGAGCAAAAACTACTTGCCAGTGAATCTGAAAAAGTAGTTAGTTCATTTAAACTGCAAGAAAGCCAGATGGGTGCCAACGCTAGTGAAGCTGACAAGTTGGCATTGGCTGAAAAGAAGATTGGTGCACAGTCCGAAATTGTCGCTCGTCAAATTGAAAACCTTGAGAAGCAGTTAGAAATCACTAAAAAAGAATATGGTGAAAACTCAGCCGAAGCTAACAAGATGGAAGCGGAGCTGAATCAAGCTAAGACTGCTTTTAACCATCTTAACGATGAGATGAAGGGGACTAAGTCTGTAGCAGATAGCGCACAAGAAAGCTTGGGTGAGATAGCTAAAGCTGCAAGAGCTGAATTGCTCCAACAGTTTAGTGAGAAATTGGGTGATATTTCAGAAAAACTTGTTGACGTTGGGAAAGAAGCTATTGAAGCCGCTGCTTCAATGCAAGCAAGTAATGCCCAATTTAGTACAGTTTTTGGGGATATGGAAGGTCAAGCTAGAGAGGCTCTTAATAATATTGGGAAAGAAATGTCTATTGTACCAGAACGATTACAAGGAAGTTTCACCCAAATGGCCTCCTTTGCAAAAACATCTGGTCTAGATACAGCTCAAGCCTTAGATTTATCTACTAGGGCAACTAAGGCAGCCGCAGATGGTGCTGCTTTTTACGACAAATCTATTGAAAGTGTTACTGAGAGCCTTCAATCATTTCTTAAAGGAAATTTTGCCAACGATGCGGCTTTGGGGATATCTGCAACAGAAACAACTCGTAATGCGGCAGCAAATAAACTGTACGGCAAGTCATTCAAGGATTTGAGCGAAGCGCAAAAGCAATTAACTTTGCTTCAAATGGTTGAAGACGGGAATGAACTTTCTGGGGCACTTGGTCAAGCTGCAAGAGAATCTGACGGCTTAGAAAACGTCATGGGGAATCTAAAACAATCTGGAACTAATGCCTTGGCTGCATTAGGTCAACCTCTTTTGGAAATGTTGATTCCTGTTTTTCAAGCTTTAGGAAACATCATAAAAGGTGTAGCAGATTGGTTTGGTACTTTGCCTGGCCCGATTAAAGAATTTGTTGTCATTTTAGGGACAGTTGTTACTGCTGTAGGAGTTATAGCACCGATATTCCTAACTTTACAAGCAGCTGCAACAGCTCTTGAACTTTCAATAGGAGGCATGATTGCCGCCGCCTTACCAATCATTGGGACAGCAGCTGCAATAGCGGCCGCAGTGGCAGCAGTCGTTGTCATTTTAAAATACTTATGGGAAACGAATGAAGGATTTCGTAACACCGTCACAGTTGTGTGGGAGGCTATTTCATCTGTCATCAATACTGTTGTAGGTGAAATTTCAAATTTCATCATGAGTATTTTTGGAACGGTTGTAACTTGGTGGACTGAAAACCAAGAACTAATCCGTTCTATTACGGACGCAGTCTGGACTGGCATTTCCGCAATCATCAGCGCTGTTATGACTGTTATAGGTCCTCTCATAGAGGGAGAGTGGAATAATATTCAGATTATCACCTCTACAGTTTGGGAAGTGATTAAAACGGTAGTTGAGACAGCTATTAACGTTGTTTTGGGTATTATCAAGGCAGTGATGCAGATCATTACTGGTGACTGGTCGGGCGCTTGGGAAACCATCAAGAGTGTTGGAGAAACAATTTGGAATGGGATTGCAAGTGTCATTGGGACTATCTTTAATGGCATAGCGCAGCTATTGTCTAACATCTGGAACACCATCTCAACGGTTGCTTCAACTGTTTGGAACGGCATCAAATCCACTCTCTCAGGAATATTTGATGGTATTTCAAGCTCAGCTTCAAGTGTCTTTAACGGCATAAGAGATACGATTAGCAATATCTGGAATAGTATTCAATCAACCGCAAGTAGCATTTGGAACGGTATTAAAGATACAATCGGCAATGCTATTAACGGAGCTAGGGATTTAGTCGGTAGTGCAATTGAAGCTATTAAGGGATTCTTTAACTTTGAATTTAGATGGCCTCACATCCCTCTACCACACTTTAGTATCACAGGCTCTCTTAACCCAGTTGACTGGTTGAGTAACGGGTTGCCAAGCATTGGCGTAGAGTGGTATGCCAAGGGTGGTATCTTGACCAAGCCGACTGTTTTTGGTTCAAACGGAAATAGCCTTATGGTTGGTGGAGAGGCTGGAAACGAGGCTGTCTTACCACTTAACGAACGCACCTTGGGAGCTATCGGTCGTGGAATTGCTCAAACAATGGGAGGTCTGTCTCCTGTTATCAATGTCAGCATTAGCGGAAACAACATCAGTGAAGAGATGGATATCAATCGCATCGCTGATGTTGTCGCTCAAAAGATTGCGGATGAACTGCAACGGAAAACACAGCTTAGAGGAGGGCTTATATGATCAAACATAATGAATTGGTGATTGATGGTGTAGCAACCTCCTCTTTTCCTTTTGATGTCATTGTAGAAGAAGCGCCATCCATCGTGATTGCCAATAGTAAGACAAAACTATGGGAGCATGATGGGATCAGCGGAGCAATCCTACAAACCAATCATCATAGAGGGATGGTTGAAAAATCCTACACACTTCACTTAGTAAAACCAAAGGAAGAGGACTTGAACCGTTTTCTGGCTCTCTTTGCCAGGGAAAACTTTTGGCTTGAAAGTGAACGTGTCAAAACCACTAAGATGTGGTGTTACAAGGTAAAAATTTCCGAGACTACTAGAAATCGTGCAGGATATTATGCGCTCAAAGTAACATTTGAGTGTCATCCTACAAAATTTTTTAAAGCTACGGACAATCAGACCTTCTCAAGAAGTGGCACTTTAAGAACCAAAGGCTCTGCTTTGGCTTTTCCGACAATTACCATAGCTGGCCAGAGTACGACTGAAGTTAGTTTTACAGTGGATAGGCAGGTCATTCGCTTAGAAAGACTGTCTGGAAGAGCCATCATGGTAAATAACCCTAACAACCCGAGTTTCTTGGACGGAACAGGTTCCAGAATTAAGTGGACAGGGGATTTTATCACGATTGACCCAATCAAGAAGCAAGATGTTGGGATTGTCTTAGGTGCTGGTATTAGTTCCATGACGATTGAAACTGTATGGGGGTGGGCATAATGCTATATTTGCTTGAAAGTGATACTCGTAACGTTAAATGGAACGGTATTCCACTGCATGAAGCGACTTCAGCAGTCATAAAAGAGCAAATGAACGGGGATTTCATCCTTACTGTTCGCTACCCTATCACGGACTCTGAGATTTGTCAGCTTTTCCGTGAGGATATGTTGATTAAGGCGCCAGCGCCTGTGATTGGACCTCAGCTGTTCCGTATCAAGAAGCCAGTAGAGAATGATGATCATTTAGAAATCACTGCTTATCATATCACTGATGATGTCATGCAGCGGTCTATCAATCCTCTGTCTGTCAACAAGCAAAGTTGCTGGCAGGCTCTTTCTCAATTGGTACAGGTTGCTAAGTCTCCTATCAACGATTTTTCATTTACAAGTGATATCACGGACAGGCGCACCATCAACACGAAAGAAGTAGAAACACTCTACAGCGTGTTGATGGATGGCGCTCACTCAATCGTGGGAACGTGGGAAGGAGAGTTGGTTCGGGATAATTTCGCTATCTCAATCAAGCGAAATCGAGGAGAGGACAGAGGTGTTATCATCTCTACTCACAAAAACCTTAAATCCTATCAACGAACCAAAAACTCACAAAATGTTGTTACTCGGATTCACGCCAAGTCTACATTTAAGGCAGAGGGTGCCAAGGAAGATACAACGATTGCTATAACGGTTGATAGTCCCTTAATTGGTGCTTACCCTTATATCAACGAAAGAAGTTATACAAATAACAACATTCAGACCGTTGAGGAGTTGACAAAGTGGGCTAGTGCTAAATTTACTAACGAACACATAGATAAGGCTACAGATGCGATTAAGATTGAAGCCTATGAACTTGATGGGCAAACTGTCCACATGGGCGATACAGTTAACCTGAAAAGCTATAAGCATAATGTGGACGTTTACAAGAAAGCCATTGCCTACGAGTATGACTGTTTGGCAAACAATGGACAGGGAGCTTATCTAACCATTACCTTTGATGATAAAGTGAAATCAGGAGGGAATGGTGGTGGAGTATCAGCAGTAGCCAATGCAATCTTGGATAAACAAGAAACAAAATTTGACATTATGCTGGAGCGTGCGATCGCAAACGCTAACCGTGCCTTTGATGCTGAATTTGCCAAGCGTGAGAAAGCTATCACGGACGCCATCGAGCAGTACAAGGCTAAAGCCGAAGAAATGGGTGCTAAGATCCACG